GTAGGAAATCTTTCAGACCCAGAACTTGCGGGGGATCTGGTGGTTAGGTCTCCAGAGGTTGTAAAAGAAAGATACAGAGATATTAAGCTAAGTAGAATAACCGAAGGAAGAAGCTCTTTTTCAATTTCTGCTCCATATATACAAAGTCAAGATAGTGCAGATAGTCTTATGCAATGGCTAACCAGCAAAGTTATGGCACCAAGAAAATCCGTCGGCATTGAAGTTTTTGGTTTACCAATATTGCAGCTAGGCGATATCGTAAAGATAGATTACTTAAATGAAAATGATGTAGAAGAGGTTGGCTCTCCCGACTCTAGATTTGTTGTGTACCATATTGATTACTCTAGAAAAGCTAACGGGCCACAGACACAAGTATTTTTAAGCGAGGTTATTTAATGTCAGATAATGTTTCTGCTACTCCAGATATTCCAGATGCCCAAAAAACATCCAGCTCTTCTACAAGACCTGCAGTTAAGGTTGCAACTCCAGACCTCATCTTGTTTAATGAAGCCCCACTACCCGTAGATGCTATGACTAATTTAATTTTTGAAGATATCGGGGGGCAAGAAATTATTTCTATTGCTAGAAATGATATTGTAAACGGACAAAGTGTTTCATACAGCCTAGTGGGAAACCTTAATGGATTAGAGAGAAGATACAACTCAAAAAACATATTCAGTATTCCAGAAACAATAGAAAAGTATTTTAAAAACTTTTCTATTAGATTTGACATCCACGTTCCAGAAAATGGAACAGGTCCTTCTGGAGAAAGGGTTTATATTGCAGGTGATGGCTTGGCAGCTGCCAATAAAGGAGACCTAGTTGTTGACGTAACAAATATGGAAGTCAACGAAAGGGTAGACGTAGAGATTCTAAGAAACGGCCAGGCCTTGAGTGATACAATATATACGGAGGAATCTTGATTACTAATACTGGAAGAACTATCCTAGCCAAATATCTTATTGGCCAGGCACCAGCCTATGCATCGCACATTGCTTTGGGGGTTGGAGCTACACCCTTAGACAACTCAGAGTCTTTTGGCGACTACTCCGAAAAAAAGAATTTAAACTTTGAGGTTTTAAGAATTCCAATTAGCTCCAGGGGATATGTTTATGATGAAGCTGGCGCAGCCAACATCGTTTTTGCGGGAGAGTTGCCAGGAGATCAAAGGTATTTGTTTAGCGAAATCGGGATATTTTCAGCAAAGTCTAATCCAGCAGCGGGAGCCCAAGATAGCAAGATGATTTATACATTTTCTGAATCAGAGAACTGGGAGTATCACGACGATGTTGCGGCTGTTGGAATTCAGACTTTTGTAGAGCCTCTTAACGGGGAGCTTGAGGGGAGCATTATAAATCCCCTAGACAACCAAAGCAATCCAGTTCCCGTATTTAGAACTAACTCAAACAATGCTGTTTTTAATAGCACTGTGAGATCTTCCAGATATGAAATCCCTAGATTTTTAGACAGAGCCCTTTTTATTTCAGGAGACATGTCCTTCATTGAAGAGTCTGCAGGAAGCTTGTCGATTAAAGAGCCTGTGGGTTCAGAATACTATGGTACACACATTCACCTTACAGGCATTAGAGCAGACTTTAACAGAAACTCATCAGAGGATCAGCTTAGACTAGCCTTTTCTATTCTAGATAAAGATGCTTCTCAGGCTGAAAGAGTTGGGGGAGTTCGAATTATTTTGGAGTTTGCTTCTAGCGACGCTGTAGATTCTGAAAATTTTGCTCGCTTAGAAGTAGACCTAGACCCATCAGACATAGACTTTGTAACAAACAGATATGTGGTTGTAACAAAAACGCTAGGAGATTTAATACGAAGTAGCGGGTTTACGTGGAACACAATTAATGCTGTTAAGATTTACGCAATGATATACGATAATTCTGGAAGCGTAACGCCATCCGATAAGTTTTACTTAGCCCTTGACGGCCTAAGGCTAGAAAATCTAACTTCACAAAATCCACTTTACGGCATGACGGGGTATACAGTAATTAAAACAGAGAGTGGAGAGCCTGTAGCAAAAGAGCCTAACACTTCTAATCTTGTAGAGTTTAGATATGGTATGGATGTTGCATAATGCCAAGAGGCCAGCAAAAAGTAGTTCTTTCTAAAGAAGATCTTCCACCAGTCAGCAGACTTTCTGACGGAACCTATGGTTACATTGTCAGATACAGGATAATCTCAGAAGACCAAAACCGATATTCTCACTGGAGTCCCGTGAGGGAAATTCCTGCTCCAGACTTAGTTTCTGTAGATGGAGATGTTGCTGTTAATGACAGTATAATTCAGGTTGTCTGGGGAGACGAAGAGGGTCGTCCCAATTATGATGTTTTTGTTAAGTTTGATAGTGACGAATACTTTTATCATGGGACCACAACGACCCACCAGTACTCTTTTTTAGTGCAGTCAGCGGCCTCTGTCCAGGTTGCTATACAGATTTCAAGTACCGAAAAAGAAAGATCGAACTTAATAACAATTTTTGAAAGCTCAGTCAAGAGCCTGGTATAATTAAGTCAGGAGATATATGTCTAAAATACCTTTGCCAGAACGAGGACAGCCACTAGATCTGTCCTATGTTTACCAGCTAGCAAACACAATCAACGAGATAGCTACTCAGCTATCCCCAACTACTGGTCGCTACACCTCTATCGACACCGCTTCTGCTGGCAACCAAAGTGTCCGCACGTCTGACGCAAGAATTGTTGGTGGCTACGTTACAGTGTCTAACAGCTCTACGACTAGCCCAGATGGAGAGGGGACGTTTAGCTATAACTTTAGTGACTTTCAGTACGCACCAGTAGTTACCGCCAGCCCCTTGCTTATTGATGAAAGCTCTACCGAGGCTGGTAAAAATATTTCTGTTGTTCTTACAAAGATTACAAATAACAGGGTAGAGGGAATTGTCAAATTTAATACAATTGGTGTTGCGTCCGTCGGAATAAACCTTCTGATGGTAGGCATCCCCGTCTAGGAGAGAGATGGATAGAGAGGCGTACAACAACGCCCCGATTATTTCGGGGAATAAAAGGGTTTTCTTTTTAAATGGAAGCCTTGTTCGAAAACATCATGTCAGCAAGTCTAATGGCATTATGTCTGTTTATAATATAAATGAAGACAGGATAGAGTCGTGCTTGATCTCAGATTTTAAGAAAAATTCTGAAAAGGCATATAGCGTTAAAGACACCTCACTGCTTGTTAGCAGGCATCCAAAGCATATTTATAGACTTGTTACAAATGGGGTACTTCCGCCCCCTGTGGCCGCTTCTGTGGGCGCTGAGAGGGGGTGGAGGATCAGGGCCTACTACTCTGCGTCTATGGTAAAAGAAATACGTGATATACTTGCTTCACAGCATAGAGGAAGACCTCGTAAAGACGGGCTAATTTCTAATAGCACAGTCCCCACGTCGCAAGAGTTGACAAGACGAATGGGAGAGGGTATACTGACTTATACGAGAACAGAAGACGGAAACTTCGTACCACTTTGGACGGAGTCAATTTAGAAGGGTATGAGATGGAAAACAGCAGAGCTAAGGTTAATGTAGCATTAGGCTATACACTTAACCTGGGTAACTTTCAATCTCTCCGCATCGACCTAGGCATTGAAGACTCGGAGCGAGACGGTGAGAACATTAGTGAGGCCTTTGACAGGGTGTATTCTTTTGTCGAAGAAAAGCTCACAGAAAAGGTCAGAGAAGCGTCAGCAGAAACTAGCCAATAATGGCAGAGCGCAAAGACCGAATGGCTTTGCTAAGCAGATATGCAAAACTCTATACGCAAAAGTATAGAACAAAGCCAACACACAATATTAACAAAGAGCAATGGGCAGCAGACTCCCTGGTAGAGTCTTACTCATTGCCTGGCTGCTACGATCTTTTGGATTACTATTTTGATGTAGCGCAAACACCTTCTTGGGGGTACTTTGCTAACTATGCAGAAAAGATATTGCAAGCCAAAGAACAGTTTGAGGCAGATAAAAGAGAGAGAGCGGAGCGACGTAAGATGGCAAAGGAATGGCTGAATGGATAGCGCTGAAGCAAAGGTAATATCTGCAGTACTTAAAGACAAGCAGATCCATGTATTGTTGCAGGCAAATGCAGATAACCTGATGTCTACGCATGGTGACATTTGGGAGTTTGTTAGAAAATATACTGAGAGCAATAGCGAGCTTCCCCCGACTAAGTTGGTTGAGCAAAAGTTTCCAGACTTTAACCTGGTAGAAGATGTCGGGGCTACTCGACACCACCTAGAAGAGCTGCAGTCCGAATACCTAAGCACTAGCTTGAAAGAAATTGTAAGGACTGCTGCATCAGAAATTCAAGATGGGCACAGCGGCGGGGCTCTAGAAGAAATCATTAATAAAACCTCAGAGCTTAAAAAGAACACATCTGTTATTAAAGACATTGATGCCACAGATCTTGATGACGCAATCGCATACTTTCAAAATGTGCAGAAGCAAAAAGAGCTAGGTGTCTTAGGAATTAAGACTGGCTTGCCAGGCTTTGATGACTACCTGCCCGCAGGCATTATGCCAGGACAGCTCGGTGTGTTTTTGGCATATCCTGGAATTGGAAAGTCTTGGCTATCTCTATACTTTGCGGTACAGGCTTGGAAGCAGGGAAAGTCGCCCTTGGTAGTTAGCTTAGAAATGTCAGAAACAGAAGTTCGTAATCGTG